ATCAGCTTACAATTAATATTGGAGACCCAGGAATCACTGCTGATTCTGTTACAGAAATACCTAATCCAAATCCACTTACTTTAGGTACAGGTACTGTTACCCTTAATATTGATGTAGATTTTACAGTTACTGGATCTGGTATTACGTTAGCTACTGGAACTGTTATAGCAACGGCTGGAGCAGACGTATCAGTTAGCGGAAATAATGTTGTAATTTCTTCAGGAAATGTTACAGTGACGGCTGACGCAAACACTGAGCCTAGTGGCATAGATTTAACCCTAGCTACAGGAACAGCACAAGCAATAACATGGAGTGAAATAGTCCCAGGTGTTAGTATGACTTGGACAGAAATAGACCCAGGAGTATAAAATTATGGCATCAACGTATTCAAGTGATACAAAATTAGAATTAATTACAACCGGTGAAAAAGCTGGTCAATGGGGTGGTATTACTAATACTAACCTACAAATTTTAGAACAAGTAGCATCAGGTGTTTTAGATGTCGATATGGCATCTTCAGATGTAACACTAGCTTTAACTGATGGAGCTACTTCTAACGGAAAAAATCAATATCTTAGACTTTATGGAACTTTAGCGGCTAATAGAACAATAACTATGCCATCAGGTTCTGATAGAGTTTGGATTATGAAAGACGATACTGATAGAAATGGAACTAACAAATATACTCTAGGAGTTTTAACTGCTAGTGGCACTACTCAATCTATTCCTGTCGGAGCAACAGTTTTATGTAGATCAAACGGAACCCAGACCCTTATAACAATTTTAGATAGAGGAGCTATTTCTATTAATAATACATATTCTGCTTATTTAGCGGTGGCTGGAGATCAAATTTTTGTAGACACTACTTCTGCAGTAGTTACAGTGACATTACCTGCTTCACCAGCGGTAGGCGATGAAGTTACTATAGTTGATTCTAGAAACTATTTTGCATCAAATGCTGTTACTGTAGATAGAAATGGAAAGCCTATTAATAATGGGACTTCTAATGCCACTTTAGGTACAAATGGGATGGCAGCTACTTTTATATATGTAGACGCTACATGCGGTTGGAACTATAAGAGTAAAGCAACATAAGGAGCGTAGCATATGGCTCTTTTTGAAATGAAATTTCAACCAGGTGTCAATAAACAAGACACTGGTGTCGGCGCAACAGACCGATGGATTGATTCAGATAATGTAAGATGGAGATATGGACTTGCTGAAAAAGTAGGTGGCTGGGCTTCTTTACTTACAGACACTATTCATGGTGTGGCCAGAAGACAAATAGCTTTTACAGATTTAGAAGGAAATAGATACGTTGGAATAGGAACGGATAAATTTTTATTAATTTATTTTGAAGGAGCACTTTATGATATTACTCCTTGGAGGACTACTTCTTCCGGAACTCAAGTTACTTTTGGGGCTTCTACTATCACTACTAATAGTACTGCTCCTGGTACTTCTATAACTATTACTACAGGATCTGCTCATGGTTTAGAAATAGGAGACATTGTAGCTTTAGAATCTGTTACTATGCCTACTGGTTCAGGTATAAATAAAAACAATATTGAATATACAAGTAGTGATAAACAAGTTTGTCAAGTTGTAACCGTTCCAAGTAACGTTACATTTACTATTACATCTCCAACAGCTGAAACTGCAGGAGGTGGTTCAGATTTAACTTCAGGAAGTGCATGTATTGTATCTCCTTATCAAAGAGTAGGACCTTCAGAACAATCTTATGGTTATGGATTTGGAATTGGAGACTATGGGGGAACAGTCACAGGATCAGAATCTAATCAATTAGACGGAGCTTTAAATGCTGATACTGCTGGTACTGGTGGATCTGGTACAGCTGTTACAGTAGACTCTACTACAGGTTTTCCTTCTACAGGAACTATTGCAGTCGGCACAGTGCCTACAGCTGAGTTAATTACTTACACAGCAACTAACGCTACAAATTTTCAAAACATTACTAGAGGAGCTTTAGGAACAGCAACTCCTGGAACTTCAAATGGACAAGCTCATTTGGATAATACCGCTCTTCAAAATGCAACTAAATGGACTAACTGGGGTGATGCAGTTAATGCAACAACAGTTACTTTAGAACCAGGACTTTGGTCTTTAAGTAATTGGGGACAAGTTTTAGTTGCAACAGTTGCTAATGGAAAAACATATACATGGAACTCCGGAGTAAGTGGAGACACAAAATTTACAACACGTGCTTCTATGAACACAACAAGTTATGTAACAGCTATTAGTAGTGGTGATGGAAATCCAACAGCTAGTAGATTTACTTTAATATCTCCAACGACAAGACACTTAGTTCATTTTGGAACAGAAACTACATTAGGGGATTCAAGTTCCCAAGATGATATGTTTCTACGGTTCTCTGATATTAATGCTATTAATACTTTTGCACCAGAAGCAGACAACAGCGCAGGAGATCAAAGACTTCAAGATGGAACAAAATTAATGGGAGCTATTGTTGCTAAAGAAAACATTCTAGTTTGGACCGACAATGCTCTTTATACTATGAAATATGTAGGTGCTCCTTATACTTTTGAATTTGAACAAGTAGGGACTAACTGTGGATTAATAGGCCAAAACGCATGTTGTGAAATAGATGGTGTTGCTTATTGGTTAAGTAATAATGGATTCTTTTCTTTTGATGGTACTGTTAACTCTTTACCTTGCGTAGTAGAAGACTATGTATTTGATGACTTTGCAACTACTAAAGGCCAACAAGTATATGCAGGAATTAATAACTTATTTACCGAAGTTGTTTGGTACTATCCATCATCAAGCGCAAGTTATAATGATAGATATGTAGTTTATAACTATGGAGAATCTGGCAGACAGCCAGGAGGTATTTGGTATACAGGAGTTAATACTAATTCTATTAGAACTACTTTTATTGATGCAACAATTTATCCAAAACCTCATGCTACTCAATTTAATAGTTCATCGGCTGGTACTTTTCCAGATGTAGTAGGAGCTTCAGGACTTGGTCAAACAGTTTATTTTGAACAGGAAGTAGGGACTGATCAATTAAATCCTGATAATACAGTAACCACTCTTACTTCTTTTGCTACTTCTTTTGATTTTCCTATTAACACGCAACAAGGAACTGGAGAATTTTTTCTAGCTATGAGAAGATTTTTACCAGATTTTAAAACGTTAACTGGAACAGCTAAAGTAACTGTAGGGGTTAAAAACTATCCTTCAGAATCTATGACAGATAGCACCTATAGTCCTTTTAGTGTAACATCAAGTTCTACCAAATTTGACACAAGAGCTAGAGGAAGATATGCAAATATTAAAATTGAAAATCAAAACTCTGGAGAAGAGTGGAGATATGGTACGTTTCAAGTAGATGTTCAAGCGGACGGAAGAAGATAATGACAAAAATAGTAGTAAGATTACCAGAACCTAAACGAGAATATAGTGAAGATAATCAAAGACAGATTAACAGAACACTTTCTTCTTTAATCCAGCAACTTAATTCAACGTATCAACAACCTGAAAAGGACGATGCGGAAAGGTTTAATTTCTTTTTAACATAATGGCAAATGTATATAAAAATATTCAAGCTAAAGTAACATCTGCAGGTTCATTTGATGATATGTATACTGCTCCCGATGAGACTACTTCTATTGTTAAAACAATAAAGCTTTACAATACTCATGGATCAGCTTTAGATGTAGAGATTAAAGTGTATGATGCATCCTCAACCACTGATTATGAGTATGATATAGCTAATGTTACATCCAATGATGGAGTTGATCTTTTGACTTTTAATAATATACTGATCCTAGAAGCAGGTGATAAAATTAAGATGAAATGTGCCACAGGAAATGTTATAAAGATGACAGCTGCGGTACTACAGACAAGCAGAACATAGGAGAAATATGCCCTTTAAAGAACAAGAAGCGAAGAGTGAATATCAAGTAATAGACGGTAAAAAGGTACACGTTATTACACCTGAAGTAGAGATCACATTAACTAATACTGAAACAGGTAAAGAATATATGTCAGATAAAGAAGCTGACGACGACGTAAATAACCCTGAAACAGACACTAAACAAGAGCATATTAGAAGAGATGTTAATGTTAAGATCTTAGACTTAGGTTTAGGTACCAAAAGCAACCTATAAGATGATATTGACGATTGTTAAAAAAACAAGTAAACTGGTAAGTTCAGGTATAATCCCTGCGATTTTCATATATAATCATACATTAAGGAATTAAAAATATGTCGTATTTAAATAAACCCAGAAAAGGAATGTTGTTAGGAGGAGTCTGGGATTGGATAACAGGAGCAGCTGATACTGTTAGTAAGTATAGCGATTTAGCTAAGACTGGAGTAGCAGCATTATCCACATACGCATCTTACAAAGATCAAAAAAGAAAAAACGAATTACAAGAAGACGCTTATCGAGACTACTTGGCCGCTGCAGAAGCAGCTGGTAAAGAGGCAGAAGCAGCTGTAGATTTAAATTTAACACCTATGACAATATCAGGTAAGCCTACAACTAAAGCAGAAGTAACAGATTACGCAGCAGCTACTGGTTTAAAACACGGTGGTATAAGTGGTCTTCGTAAAAGATATGCACGAGGACCAGATGAATTTGAAGTGGAACAAATGGACGAAGAAGAAATAATTACTCCTAACTATTTAATGAAAGAAGAAGGAGTCAACATAGGCCCACAAGTTTTTTATAATACTGGCAGAGGAGATAGAGCTAACGCTTTAATGATTTGGGACCAGATGAGTACTCCAGATAAATCTATTTTTGATTTTGATTTTGAAATTTTCTTTAACGATGGTGGTTGGAGAGACATGATTAAAGGTGAGGCACCAATGTCTCAAGGAGAAACTCAAATGGCATCTGCACCTAGTATGGGAGATTCTCAAAATGACGCGGCTATGCAGTTGTTTAATAAACCTTATGACCAACTTAATGAAATGGAATTACAAATGTTTCAAGAAGAAATGAGTAAGTATATGGCTACAGGTGGTATTGCAGGTTTGAGAAACGGTGGAAGACCTGGGTATAACATAGGAGACATGGTTACAGCTGATGCTGAAGCGGTAGTTTCAGAAGTTCCTAAATCTCAAGTAAATTACATTCAAGGTAATCAAATGACTGAAGATGCTATCAATCAAATTATTTATAAATTTTATGAAAAGTTTCCAGGAGTGGACGCAAGTGGAATGTCTCTTGAAGATATGATTGCAGAATTACAAGCAGAAGGAGTCATGGAATACGATCTAGGAATTTTAGGATTAGATAAAGCAATGGGTATGATCACGCCTCAAAGTGTAGGTGCTAGTGCCAGAAAAATTATGATGGGTGATACAAAATACGGAGATTTTAAAGAAGAAAAAAGAAACGGTGGAAGAATTGGTTATGCATACGGACCAGGAGAAAATGAAGTACTGGAAATGGATGAAGAATTTGTAGGAGATAATGAACTTAAAATGGAAGAAGGAGTGCCAATTCAAGAAATGGCTGGCGGCGGTGAAAGAGGTTGGAAAGCTCAAATGCTAGCAGAAGAAATAGCAGAAGAACAATATGGAAAAGAATTCTACGATCTTTCACAAGATCTACAAATGAAAGTTTATCAAATAGCTTTAGATATGATTGATGATCAAGCAAGAGGTCCAGTAAACCCAGAACGTCCACCAATATATTTACCTAAACCAAATGAAGAATCAAAAGGTATAATGATGGCAGCTCAAGGCGGAAGGATTGGATATGCAATGGGTCCAGGTCCAGTTATGGATAATACCGAAGGTGGTATCATGGATTTAGGTGGATTAGAAAAAGATTATAGATTCTCTGGTGGCTTTGTTCCAATTGGAGCTTATGAAAAAAAAGATGATGTTCCAGCAAGATTATCTAAAAACGAATTTGTATTCACAGCTGATGCAGTAAGAGCTGCAGGCGGTGGAAGTATTAATAAAGGTGCAAAAAGAATGTATGACACTATGAAAAATTTAGAAGCAAAACCTGAAGCTAAAAGGATGATAGCATAATGGCAACAAACGCAGCAGGATTTGGATTATTACCTAGCGCAAAGCTACAACCCTACGGTGAACAGATACTTAAATATGGTATCGGGCAACTAGGAACTCCTATTAATGTAGATAAACTTACAGCTAAGGTTGCAGGACCAGGCGCATTCCAACAAGCAGCTCAACAAAGAACTGCAGACATGTATGGAATGGGAGATATCCAAAGAGATACTTCAGGAATGGTTACAGGTTTTACTGGTAAAACAGGAATAGCTTCTTACCAACCTTATCTAGATGCAATTGGCGCAGCTCCAGCTACTTCACAAGATTTATTATCAACTGATGCTTACAAACAATTTATGTCGCCGTATCAAAAAGAAATTATTGATGCAACGATGGCAGACTTTGATGTTCAAGCTGGTCTAGGTAGAAAACAAATTAGAGAACAACAAGCAGCGTCTAGTGCTTTTGGTGGATCAAGAGCAGGAATGCAAATGGCACAGTATCAAGGTGAAACTGATAGAAACAGAGCAGCTTTATTAGCTGGTCTACGTGGCACAGGATACAACCAAGCATTACAACAACAGCAACAAGCTTTAGCTAACCTACAAGGAATGGGTACTTATGCAACTGGCCTAGAGCAACAAGGTATTGCAGCTCTTGGAACATTAGGAGCAGAGAACCAACAATTAGAACAAATGAAATTAAATCAATTGGCACAAGCTCAACAACAAGCTTACCAATTACCAATGACAAGAATCCAAGATGTTTCAAACATCTACGGAGGAATTGCAGGATCAATTCCTGGAGCACCTACTATGCCTTTCCAACCTAGCCCTATGGTTACAGGAATTGGTGGAGGTTTAGGAGCAGCTAATATTATGGGAATGTTTGGTCAACAGAATGTACAACAAGGACAACAACAATTTATGGGTCCTTTTGGAGACAGAAGAAATTATTCAACCCCATTACTTGGCGCAGATGATTAATTATGTACAATAGAATTTTAAAAAGACCTATGTTCAAGAGAGGAGGTCCTAGTTACCAGGCTCAAGGGACTGGCATCACGTCTCCTTTTGATACACCAAGAAGACAATATAATACTGGTACTTCATGGGAAGAAATTCAAGAAAATATTAGAAGATCTACAGCAGACAACACAACGACTATGCAAGATGTAGCTCAAGGTTTTTCTTATTTAGGAAGTCCATATAAAGAAGATGGTTCTGCTAAGACTGTATCGGAAATGATATTTGAAGGTTCTCAAGCTGTATCAGGTTCAAGAGCAGATAGAAAAAAAACAGCACAATCAGGAGAACTAGCTGCACAACAAGTAGGAGTTGAAAAATTAAAATCTGATCTAGCAATGGAAGAAGCAGCAAAAGATAGAGCATCAAGAGAAAGAATAGCTGCAAATAAATCAGATGAGTATTTAAAGAAAACTCCATTAGCTAGATTGATTCTAGACATGACTACACAAATTTTAAAAACTGCTGTGCCTGGAAGTTTTGAATATAAAAATGCTTCAGGATTAGCAAAAGGAAAAGCTATTGCTGCTAAAATGGCAGCAGACGGAATAACGGTTGGAGTAATTGAAGATTGGGTAAAAACAAAAGATGGCTATGATTATAATGCTGACAACATGAGATCAGATATGCCATGGTTTGATCCAACTACTAATCAATGGCATGTATTTAATGACAATGGAAATGGATACGTAACAGGAGATCCAGTTAAATCTTTCCTTACTGTTGAAGAAGCTGTTGCTTATTTAGCAGGTGGCGAACAAGAAATTATTGAAGACAACGACACATTAGAGATAGAAGAAAAGAAAACTTCTAATAAAAAAGAAGAGAAAAAAGAAGAAATTAAATTAAAAATTACAACTAATCTTAAAGACGTAGACATAAATGATCCTCAAGTTATTTATGCAGAAGCAGAAAAAGTTGGAATTAAAATAGTAGAACCTGATGGTGGTAAAACATGGGCAATGAACTTAACAGAAAATCAAATGACTCTTCCTTCATTTAAAAAATTACTTGAAGAAAAAAAGATGGCAGACACTTATGCAGGAGCTAACCCAAATAGATTTGGTAAAAGAAAACAAATTAAAGACAAAATCCAATTAGCAGAAATGTCAATGGGTGGTGTAGCAGGAGAGGATGTAGCAGTCAGTGAATTAGATGAATTAAACAAATGGTGGAAAAATCAGCTTGCAAGCGCTGCTTGGAATGAATAATGGAGGACTCAACAAATAATGCCTATTTACAAGGGTGTATCCACAGACGAAGACAAATTACTAAATGCTCAAAGTAAGTCTATCCTTAACGACGAAGAACAATTTAATACCATCAGTACATTTGAATCGGTATTAGCTGGTCTCGGATCAGGTTTAATACAAATCCCTAAAGGACTTTTTTCTTTAGGTGCAACTCTTATGGACATGGGGGCAGGCACAAATAAAGCTGCTCAAATTGAAAAATATTTTGATGATCTTACAACTTTAGACGAGAAAGCAAGAGCAACTACTGCAGGAAAAATTACTGAGATGTTAGTTAACATTGGTATTCCTGGTGGTGTTGGATTTAAAATAGGTACAAAGCTAGCTAACCAAGCTTTACGTTCTAAAAAAGCTGGTACTTATTTTACAATGACTGATGAAAAAGGACGAATTTTATCAGACACTGCAACTAAATTAGCAAGATTAAATAACAAAGGAAGAGTAGCTAAGTTTAGTGCAGGAGCCATTACCGGTGGTACAGCAGAAGGAATTTTTATAGGGGATGTTCAACAAGCAGGTACCTTTGGAGAATTATTAGGTGGACCAACACGACTTCACAAAGATGAAGACGGAGACTTAGATCCAGCAAAAAGATTAATTAATAGAGTTAAGTTTGGAACTGAAGGAGCTTTATTTACTGGGTTAATAGGAGGTATGGGTAAAACATTAGGGTTATTATCTAAGAGAACAGAAGATTTAAGATACGCAGACAACGCTATTGATAAAAAGTTATTTGCTTTTGCAAGTAAATTTAAAAAAGAAGGAGGCATGACTCCAGCTTTATTTAAAGCACAAAGAGAAATCATAGGTAAGAAATATGCAGACATTAATTTTGCTCAAACTGTATCAAGAAATTTAAATAAAAATATTGATGCATTATTTCCTTGGACTCAAAGACTTTTTGATAGAACTACTAAAGCAAAAAGAAAAGAATTTTTAGGGGTTTTAAACGACGGTTTAATATCTGGTAAACCAACTGTACTAGACAATGGAGTAGTTAGATACGGAGAAAAAACTCCACTTGGATTTGGTGGTATTTCTAAAGCTTACAAAAAGAAAGCTACAGACTGGTTAACAAAAAATAAAGTTTCTTTTGATGACAATCAAGTCAAAGGAATCTTTGATCAAATGGAAGCAATGAGAGCAGAGTGGGCAGACATGTTTAGTGTTCTTGGAAAAGGAATTAAAAAAGGAGATAAGTTAAAGATAGATGGTTTAAAAGGAACTTTTAAAGACTTTAAAGAATTATTTGGAGACAAATTTAAAAACTATATCAGTGCTACTTACGATGTATTTTCTAATCGTTCTTTAATTCCAATGTTTAATTATAGAGTGCCTACTGAAACAGTAGACAAAGCTATTAAAATTTTTAGACAAGCTGCTGATAAAAATAAAACTCCTATTACTTATCAAGAAGCAGAAACTTTAGTTAACAACATAGTTAAAAGTGCAAGAGCTCCTAAAAATTTTGACTCAGATGCTTTAGTAAATATGCCTAATTTTTTTCCTAATAAAAGCATTGCACAAAAAGCAACTTCTAAAAAGTTTGATATTTCTCAATTAAAAGGAGAGAAAAGAGCAATTATTGATGAAATTTTAGGAAAGACTAGAGACCCAATGCAAACTATTCTTGCTCAAACAGGAGAAGTATCAGCTGTTACAAGAAGAAATCAGTTACTAACAGACATGTCTATTGCATCAGCGGAAGCTATTAAAGCTGGTAAGCGTCCATTATTTTTTGAAAGCATGGATCAAGTAGAACAAGTAGCTTTAAAAATGGGAGATAACTTTGATGAAAGTATGTATAGACAGATTGATTTATCAGGTTTGTCATCAGGTATTGCTAATCCTGCTTCAGGAAAATATGCATTAAAAGAAGTAGCCGATGCAATCGAAGCTGCTGCAGGTAAAACAACCACTAACTGGATGAACAGTGCTACTTATAGAAATTTAATTTTATTTCCTAAAGCAACATCTCAAATGGCAAAAACTATTTTATCTCCAGTAACTCACGCACGAAACTTTATTAGTGCTGGTGCGTTTTCTGTAGCTAATGGATTACTTCCAGGAGTTACTATTACTCCTAAGATGTTAGCTTCTGCATGGAAAAATTTACAAGTAGCAGGCTTAGGTACAAGAGCAGAATCAGATTTATACAGAAAGTGGGCACGACTTGGTGTTGTTAATACCAATGTTAGAATGGGAGATCTACAAGCACTATTAAAAGATGTAGACTTTGGTTCCGTTGTTGGACAAGACAAAGCTTTAAGAGGATTATTAAAACCATTATCTAAAATAAAAAAATGGACAGAAGATGCTTACACAGCTGAAGATGACTTCTGGAAAATTTCTACTTTCTTAGGTGAAAGAGCAAGGTATGCAAGAGCTTATGAAAAAATGGGTAAGAAAATAAGCGCAGAAGAATTAGATGAAATTGCAGCTAACATAGTAAGAAACAATGTACCTAACTATGATTATGTATCAAGTACAATTAAAGAATTACGTAAATGGCCGATAGGTAATTTCGTATCTTTCCCTGCAGAAATTTTAAGAACATCAACTAATATTTTTAACACTGCATTACGAGAAATTAAAACACCTGGACTAAGATCTATTGGCTGGCAACGTATGGCTGGAATGGCTTTTACTACAACGATGGTTCCAGTAGGTGCAACTAAAATGGCACAGTATGTCTATGATATTAGTGAAGATGAGCTTGCAGCTATAAGAAGATTCGTAGCTCCTTGGTCTAAAAACTCTACTATTATTCCTTTAAAAGATGATGAAGGAAACTTTAAGTATGTCGATTTTAGTCACGCTAATGCTTATGACACACTAATTAGACCATGGAAAACAGCTATGAATGAAGTAGCTGATGGTCAATTAGATGAAGAAGCGGTTATGAATAACTTTATACTAGGGTCTATCAAAGGTATGGGTGAAATTGCTCAACCATTTATTTCAGAATCTATTTGGACAGAAGCTTTAGCAGATGTACTTCCAATCTTAGGAAGAAAAGGAAAAACTACAGAAGGTTTTACTATTTACGATGCAGAAAATGATTCACCGGGTCTTATTGCTGAAAAAGTATTTATGCATTTATTAAAAGCACAGATGCCAGGAAGTTTAAAACAATTAGGTAGAATTGATTATGCAGTTACATCTATTGATACACCATTACAATACGGTAATTTAGGTGGACCATTTAAGTGGGGCAAAATTGGTGAGTACGATGAGAATGGTCAGTCATATGAATTATTAGATGAAGGTTTAGGAATAGCTGGAATGAGAGCAGTTAAATTAAATATTCCAAGAACATTAAGATTTAAAAATGCAGAGTACGCAGCTAACTCTAGAAAATCTAAAAGTAAATTTACTAAAGTAGCATTGAAAGAAGGACCAGTTGATCCGGTAGAAATGGTTGATGCATATATAGCAGCTAACGAATCTTTATGGAAAGTTCAAAAAGAAATGAATGCTAACATGTCAGCAGCTGAATTACTAGGAACTTCTCCTGAGGATTTAAGAGAAAACTTAGCAAGGATGTCTAAGAAAGATTATGGCAATGTATATAGTGGACAGTTTCAACCTTACTTTCCAAGTAGAGAAGTTATTACTGGAATATATAAAAACTCTATGAAAATTGGAGCACCTAACGCATGGTTAGAAGCACAAGAAGCTATTAGTGCTCTTGCTGAACAACTATATCAATTAGGAACTAATAAAGGTTCTGAGTTTCCAAAATTAATTAATCCTTTAAAAGAAGTTCTTGAAACAATTGATCAGCAAGGTAATCTTATTCCGCCTAATCAACCTATTCAAACTTCAGAAGTATCAGAAGAAGTAGTACAAACATCAGCATTACCAAGTAATATTAATCAAGATACAGGCTTGACATCAACAGAGGAAGCCTTACTATCGCCGTCTGAAAAAGCGTTAAGACGTAAACAAAGGAATGTAATAGTATAATGGCAAAAGATAATGCATTACAACGAATAGATTCTCATGAAAAGTTATGCAGGATTATGCAAAAACAAACTCATGATAAAATTCTTAAATTAGAACGTCAAATTAATAGAGTAGAAAGTATCTTATTGGTATCTGTTGGTGCGTTGATATCTGGCATGGCTTATGTTATATTTGCTTTAATATTAAACACCCCACAATAAAAAAATTTTATGCAACTATCAAAACATTTTAAATTAGAAGAAATGACTAAGTCAATGACCGCAACTCGTAAAGGTATTGACAACTCACCAGGAGCAGGTGATATTAAAAACTTGGAGAACGTATGTTATGAAATTCTGGAACCGGTTCGTGCGCACTTTGATAAACCCATTACTGTTACCTCTGGTTACAGATCGGAAGCACTTTG